GGTGGAGCAGCTCATCACATGGGCGCCGGCGACGAGGAACAAGACGGACCTCGTGATGGCGCTGTGGTTCCCGCTGCCGCTGTCCACCCCGGTGCTGACCGATCACGGCTGGGAGACGATGGGGACGCTGGAGGTGGGCCACCGCGTCGCCACGGCGACCGGGGAGTGGACCCCGGTCGAGGCGCTGTCCCCGATCCACCGCAGCGAGGTGCTGCGGGTCCGGTTCGACGACGGAACCCACCTGGACGCCTCCCCGGAGCACCGCTGGTGGGTCACGCCCGTGGACCGTGGCGCGGCGAAGAAGGAGCCGCGCTGGATGACGACGGCGGAACTGGCCGACAATCCGTACAAGCGGGTCATGGTGCGGTTCCCGGAGCCGCTCGACGGCCCCGACGCCGACCTTCCGCTGGACCCGTACGTCCTCGGGGTGTGGCTCGGGGACGGCGACGCCCGGCAGGGCACCATCTTCGGGCACGCCGACGACACCCCGTTCATCCGCGAGCAGTTCGAGATGGCCGGGTTCCCCACCACCGACCAGAAGCGCGGGTACTGCTTCGGCACGCACGGGCTGCGGACGGTCCTCGGGCAGATGGGGCTGCTGGGGAACAAGCACGTCCCCGAGGAGTATCTGCGCGGGTCGCTGAAGCAGCGCCTCGCCCTGCTCCAGGGGCTGATGGACACCGACGGGACCGTTATCCCGGGCAGGTCGCGGTCCTACTTCGCGAACACCAACAAGCAGCTCGTCGATTCGGTGATCGAGCTGTGCCGCACGCTGGGCTTCCGGCCCAACGTGCAGGAGGTCTCCCCGACGACGTTGGAGAAGGCCCAGTTCCCCCAGCGGCGCACCGACCCGTCGCGGAAGCCGTCCGCGCAGCCCAAGCAGTGGAAGACCCACTGGCGGGTGCTGTTCACCCCGTCCGCGCAGACCCTGAACCCGTTCCGCATGCCCCGCAAGGCCGTCCGGGTGGACGCCTTCGCCAACGATGCGAAGCCGCGCCGCTACATGACGGTGAAGGCGGTGGAGCCGGTCGGGGAGGACGACGTCCGCTGTATCACCGTGCGTGACGGCTCGCACGTCTTCCTCGCCGGCGCGGCGCTGATCCCCACCGGGAACTGCGAGCTGCGGGCGCGGGAGATCGTGAACTCGTACGACCAGTTCGGAAAGGCGCACATGGGGAACCGCTTCCTCACCCCGGCGCAGCGGTCCCGCCGTGTCGTGGTGAACCTCGACGAGGCGTTCTGGCTCAAGCAACAGGCGGAGGTTGGATGATGGCTGATCCGGCGATGATCGTGGAGACGTACCGCAGGCTGCGGATCGAGGCGGCGGGCAGGGATGCCCGCCATGCGGACATGGTGAGGGCGCGGTCGGGGAGGCTGGCCGAGATCGCCCCGGACATGTTCGATGCGGCGTTCCCGCATCCCATCGTGGCGAACACGATCCAGATCGCGGCGAGGGACACCGCCGACATCCTCGCCCCGCTGCCGTCGTTCACCTGCTCGTCCGCGACGCAGGTGTCGGATCGGGCGCGGGCGTTCGCGGACAAGCGGACGCGGATCGCGAACTCGTATGTGCAGGAGTCGCGGTTGCAGGTGCAGATGTACTCGGGTGCGGACTGGTTCCTGACGTTCGGGTTCCTCCCGGTGCGGGTGGAGATCGATGTGGAGGCGAAGGCTCCGCGCATCGTGCTGGACTCGCCCATCGGGGCGTACCCGGAGTTCGACCGCTGGGGGCGGGTGGTGTCGTACACGCGGGTGATCCGCTCGACGGTGGCGAACCTGGTGGTGCAGTTCCCCGAGCTGGAGTCCCGCATCGCGGGGCCGCGCCCGGGCGGGCACTCGATGGGTTCGCAGATCGAGGTGCTGCTGCACAACGACAGGGATGCCACGACGATGGTGCTGCCGGCGCAGCCGTGGGCGCATTCGAGGGCGTGCGTGCTCGCGTCGGTGCCGAACCCGCTGGGCCGTCCGCTGGTGCGTGTGGCCCAGCTCCCGTCGGTGGCCGGGGAGGCCCGTGGGGAGTACGACGACGTGCTGTGGATCATGCTGGCGCGGCACCGCTTCGCGATGATGCAGATGGAGGCGGCGGAGAAGGCGGTGCAGGCGCCGCTGGCGCTGCCGTTCGATGTGCAGGAGCTGTCCCTCGGCCCTGACGCGATCATCCGCACGTCGAAACCGGAGACGATCCGGCGCGTGCCGGTGGAGCTGCCGCAGTCGGCGTTCGCGCAGGCCTCGACGCTGGAGTCCGAGGCCCGCCAGGCGGCGCGCTACCCGGAGGCCCGCTCGGGGTCGATGGATGCGTCGGTGATCACGGGCAAGGGCGTGCAGGCGCTGATGGGCGGGTTCGACTCGCGGATCAAGGCGGCCCAGGCGATGCTCGCGGAGACGCTGGAGCGGATCGTGTCGGACTGCTTCGAGGCCGATGAGGTGCTGTGGCCGGATGAGGCGCGCACGATCCGGGTGAAGGACAACGGGACGCCGTACTCGGTGACGTACACGCCGTCGAAGGACATCAAGGGCGATCACACCGTCGATGTGACCTACGGGCTGATGGCGGGGCTGGACCCGAACCGTGCGCTGATCTTCGGGTTGCAGGCCCGTGGCGACAGGTTGATCTCGCGGGACTTCCTGCGCCGGCAGATGCCGTGGTCGCTGAACCCGTCGGAGGAGGAGATGCGGGTCGATGCCGAGGAGCTGCGGGATTCGCTGAAGCAGGCTCTGGCGGCGTACGCGCAGGCGATCCCGATCTACGCCCAGCAGGGGCAGGACCCGTCTGCTGTGGTGCGCGGTGTGGCCGACATCATCGATGGGCGGCAGAAGGGCCGCGCCATCGAGGACATCGTGCGGGAGGTGTTCCCCGCGCCCCCTCCCCCTCAGGAGGCCGAGAACGGCCCTGAGACTGCCGCTGAGGGCGGGGTGGAGGAGCAGGGCGCCCCCGATGGCGGCATGCCCCCGGGGATGGCGTCGTCGGGGCTTCCCGTCGGTGTGGCGCAGGGGCAGGCCACGATGGGTCCGGGCGGTCGCCCCGACCTGTCGGTGCTCCTGGCCGGCCTGTCCTCTTCCGGCAGCCCCGACATGCGTGCGACGATCACCAGAAGGCAGCCGATCTAGGAGACGACGATGGCCTACCAGAAGCCCTCGAACCCTGCACCCGTGTCCGGCCCCGGTCGGTTCGCCCGCCGGACTGACGGCGGGCCGGGCGGCAGGCAGGCTCCGGTGCCGATCCCCGGTGGGGCGTACGGCGACGGGGTGGACATGATGGAGGTGCAGTCCGGTGCGCCGATGGCCGCATCGGCGCCCGTGCAGCAGCAGGCTCCCGCCGCCCCGCCGGCGGCCCCGCCGGAGGGGATCGACCTGTTCGCCCCGACGCAGAGGCCGGACGAGCCGGTGACAGCCGGCGCGGCCCTCGGCCCCGGCCCGGGGATGGAGGCGCTGCCGAGGGTGCAGCGGCCCCGCGTGTCCGAGGTGCTGACCCGTCTGGCGGTGCAGTCCGGTGATCCGCAGATCGCGGCCATCGCCGCATGGGCGAGGGGCAGGGGCCGTTGAGCACGTCCCCGTTCCGCTACTACGACCCGCGCACCGGCACCTACTCCGGTGGTTCCGTCGATGAGCCGAACCCGAGTCCCGCCGAGTTGCAGAAGCGCAACCGGCAGGCATCCGAGGATGCCCGCCGCCGTGTGATCGCCCAGTTGCCGAGGGATCTCCAGGCGCAGGCTGCGGCTGACCCCGTCCTCGCGGACAGGTATGTGGACACGGTGTTCTCCGAGCGCGGGCGTGTCGCGCGCCTGAACCGGCAGATCGCCCCGGAGGACCCGGAGACGCTGGACTTCGACGCCCGGGAGTTCTCCGGGGAGACGCTGAAGGTCCTGACGGACTATGTGAAGACCCGTTCGACCACGGGTGCCACGGCGATGCCGGGGGTGCAGGGGATGCCGACCCGTGGGATGACCACGGACCAGCCCTCGGCGTACCCTGCGGTTCCCTCTGCGGTGCCGAAGCTGCCGCGCATCATCGCCGACCATCCCTCCATCGCCGCCGAGGTCCTGGCGGCGGGTATCACCGACATCCGTGTGCTGTCCGACATCGCCCGTGCGATACGCGGGGCGCAGTTGCACGAGCGCCTAGCCAATGCGCTGCCCATCGACGTGGAGCGCATCCTCGCCACCTCGACGCAGGAGCAGCTCGCGGGTTTCGCCGACTTCGACGGATTGTTCAACCGTTACATCCGTGATGGTCGGGAGATCGCCCCTGAGGGCGACATTCCCGTGGACGGCGGGGACCAGTCATGGTTCGAGAAGGGTCTGAACTTCGTGAAGGACACCTTCCTCGACGGCGTGCAGGCGGTCGATGACCTGTTCGAGACGGCGGATCACATCGTCCGGGCGAATGTGGCGTGGGCCGGTTCGATGATCGACCCGGAGGATTCCGATGGTGGGCGGATCTCACCGATGGAGGCGTGGAGGCGCACGGAGTCCGGCCAGTTGATCCAGAAGCAGATCGAGGATGCGAAGGCGCGGTGGTCGCCCGAGGCGGTGGATCTGGCGGTGCGGCTGGTGCAGGCGGGGCAGTCCGACGATCCTGCGGCGGAGATCGCCCGTCTGGTGTCGGAGGTGTCGGAGTCCGGCTCGCAGGAGGAGCAGGACCTCATGCGCGCCGCGTTCGGCGGGTACGGGATCGACGATGACCGCCACCAGTCGGCCAAGGACCTGCTGCACCTCGTGCAGTCCTCGCAGGGCGGTTCTGTCGGTGATGTGCTGGCGACGGAGCTGGGGTTGACGGCGGGGACGGTGTCCTACGGGTCGGTGTCTCTGGCCGGTTCGACGATCATCCCGATGGTGCTCGATCCGGGCCTGATCGCGGGGAAGGTCTTCACGACGTACCGTGCGGCGATGTACGGGATGGAGAAGATGGTCGGCCCGACCGCCGACCTCACCTCCCTTTTCTTCAGGAAGGCCGGTGAGGGTGTCGCCGGGGCGGCCCGCCGCCGCATGGTGACGCGTCTGTGGGACGAGGTCGGCAAGGATGTCTCGAAGTACCTCGACGCCCCGAACACGCGGAACAGGGCGGTGGCGCGGGATGTGTTCATCAAGCGCTGGTCCACGCAGTTCGGTGAGAAGACCGGCCAGGTGCTGGAGGATCTGGTGGCCCATCAGGTGCCGGGGCAGGCGAAGGCCGGCGTCCGCGATGCGGCGGGTGCGTACTCGTACTTGGAGGATCAGAACCGTGTGCTGAACGTGATGTTCGGCAGGTCCGCGCTGATGACGAAGACGATCCCCCGGATGTCGGCCACCCGGTTGGCGGCGCAGCGCGCCCTCGGGGCTGGCCGTTCGATCAACTGGGATCGGGCCGGGGACCTCTTGGATCAGTTGTACGGGGAGGATCTGACGGGTGAGTCCGTCGCGGCGACGCAGGGCACCTCGGGTCTGACGACGAAGCTGCGTGATCGCGGTCTCGCCCCGCGCGAGGAGGACACGTTCCGCTACAGCCAGACGGCGGCTCGTCTGGTGGGTGGCGAGTTCGACCCGAAGCTGGGCCGGATGACGGGTGCCAGGCTCGGCGCGAACGAGCTGGCCGACTGGCTGCGCGACACCGCCACGGATGCGCCCCGGTTGAAGTACATGAGGGCGTACAAGCCTGCCCATCTGAAGAGGGCGATGGGGAAGTTCAGCCGGTGGTTCGAGCGGCATCCGGCGGCTTTCAGTGGCATCGCCTTCAACGGCGATGATGTGGCTGAGGGTGCTGAGGTTGTCTACCGGATGGCGCGGACGTTCACGTCGAAGGGTCATGCGGCTCTGCTGCGTCAGTCATGGATGGAGGTGACCCCTGCCCAGCGGCGCAGCATGTTCGAGGGGTTGATCCGCACGCAGGCTGATGCGATGGGTTTCGCGCTCGGTTTCGCAGACCGCGAGAAGCGCATAGATGATCTTGTACGGGCGCACACGAACTCCGAGCAGTACTCACCGATCATCCTCTCCCACCGCTTCCTGCCCTCCATCGGGCAGGCGGATCGGATCTCGGTGCAGAAGTACCTCGACCAGAACCTCGGTCGGGTCGGGGAGAACGGGAACCAGTTCGTCCCCGATCAGGACAGGACGTTCGGCCAGATCGCCTACCAGTACGGTGTGCTGATCAACGCGGCGACGGATCGGAAGGCGAAGCTGTCCGAGGAGATCCTCGCGTACAGCAAGTTGCAGAAGGCGTTGACGATGCGGCTGCGGGATGCCTCCCGCGCTGCGGCGACCGAGGATGATCTGAAGAGGCTGGCCGCTGAACTGGCGGCGACGAAGGCGGCGATCAAGCAGGCCCGCGACGGGATCAGGAACGCGGAGAAGCAGGTCGCCGTGTTGCAGCGGCAGTCGATGAACAAGACGAAGAAGGATCTCAGGACGGCTCGTGGTCTGGCCTCGGATGAGGCGAGGGAGGACATCGACGATGCGTTCGCATCGACCATCGATGCGTTCGACATCGCCGGGAAGCTGATCAACCAGGAGATCAACGTTCTCGGGAGGACGGCGGAGCAGGAGTTCTCCAGGATGGGCAGCGCGGTTTCCCGCGCAACGGGCGGTGATGTCTCCGATCCTGCGATGGCTGCGGTGATGGGGGCCAACGCGACGGGCCGTCCGGCGATCAAGGGCGCGAAGGACCAGGCCCGCAAGGGCGCCGCGCAGGCGAACAGCATGGCGAAGGGTGACGCCCGAGCCGCTCGTCGCGAACTGAAGAAGGACATCGACAGGGTGCTGATGGACCAGTTCGGGATGAACGCGCAGGCGTTGAGCGATCTGGCGGCGGACCTGTCGGCCACGCAGAAGCTGGCGTTCCTCGAACAGATCGATGACATGCGGAAGATCGCGGTCGAGCTGAAGGTGGTGGACAAGGACATCGCGAAGCTTCGCCGGAAGTTGAAGAAGCAGTCGATGCCGGACGCGGAGATTGACTCCATCGAGCAGGAGATCCTTGCGCTCAAGAAGTCGAAGGGTCTCCTGCGTGCGGAGTCTGCCCGCCTGTCGTGGCGGAACATGGCTCTGATCGAAGAGAAGAAGATGTTGCAGAAGATCGACAAGGATGCGGCTGTCGTCCTCGATCCGAGCAACCCGTTCTGGTCCCCGTCGCTGATCGGCGGGAAGCATTATGCGCTGCACCGCTATCAGGTGACGGATCGTGCGACGCTTCCTGATTTCGAGGTGATGCAGCGGTATTCGCGGCGCAACGGGCTTCTGCATTCGCTGATCGGGGCGACGTGGTCGCGTCCCGCGACGACGGCGGTGAACCTGTGGTCCCTCGGTGTGCTCGCCGGCCCTCGCTTCGCGCTCCGCAACAGCCTTGAGGAGTGGGTGTTCCACCTCGCTGCGGGTGGTTCGGTGGATGAGGCGTACAAGGGCCGTGCCATCGCGCAGGAGCAGATGGAGATCGATGGCGCATCGACGGGTTTCTTCCGCAAGCGGGGGAAGGATCTCCGCTCGGGGAAGAAGATCGGCCTGATCCAGACGGAGGGCGGCCTCAACGGCAGGAGCGGTTCGCGGGCTTCGGCTTCGGAGAGCACCGAGCGGCTGCTGGACGAGAAGACGGGGCAGATGCTGCCGTCTGTGCAGTCGCGCGTGTGGTGGAAGCGGGCGGTCCTTCCGTACTTGAACGCCGATGAACTGGCCCAGGCCCGTGCCCTGTTCGATGAGGGCGATGGGGAGAGGATGAAGCAGTTGCTGCATGCGGCGACGATGCGCCGCATGTTCGCGGGGAAGCGGATGTCCGCCGTCCAGGACTCCTACACCCGTGCGGCGTACACGCGGTATGCGGCTTCGGTGGCCGATGAGGTGGCGGATTCGATCCGTCTGGGCATGTCGGGTCATTTCGAGGGCGATCCGAAGACGGTGATGGCTGCGGGCTGGAACTTCTTCGACGAGGGCCGGAAGGTGTCGGACGGGTTCGTGAACATCAGGGCGGAGGACAAGGAACTCGCTTCGTCCGCCCTGCACGATTCGTTGACGAAGATCTTCGAGCGTGACGGTGAGATGGCGCAGATCGTGGCCCGTGCGCTGCACCGCAATGCGACGGTGATGGCTGCGCGGGAGGAGGCGATCCCGAAGCTGAGGGCTGCGTTGAACATCGATGCGATGCGGAAGGCATTCGATGATGCCGACCTCGGGTCGTTGGGCATATCGAGGGGTTACATCGGTTGGACCGATGACATGGTCGCCGCTGCGGGGAACCCCGGGGAGTTCGCTGATCGGTACTTCGCGTCGCTGGCGCACAACCTGTCCGACAGCACCGGGTTCCTGCCGAACCAGAAACTGCTGGACATGCTGCTGAAGGATGGCAGGTACCGGACGATGACGCGCACGGAGGACGGTGATGTGATCGAGTATGCGACGCCGGACAACATCCTCGCCCTGTTCGCCGGCAGCAGCGCCGAGCACCCCCCGTGGGTGCTGGGGGAGACGACGAGCAGGCAGTTCGACCATCTGCTCGCCATCGGTGACAAGCGCCTGGCTGCGTCGGACGAGCTGTGGCGGCACATGGGGATGATGAACGCGCGCATGTCGCGTCTGCCGATCTTCCATGCGAACTCGATGAACGCCTATGCGATTGCCAAGCCCGCCGAGGACATGATCGCGGCCCTGCTGCGCGGCGATCTGGAGGCGCAGGCGAAGGCGGCGAAGGTGTATCAGGAGTCCATCGATGCGAGGTCGGCCATCGAGACGGATCTGAACGACTGGTGGGACAGGTACACCTCTGCGATCCCCGACAGCGGCAGCATCGACGACATGCCGGTGGTGTGGCGGGGGAAGGCGATCTCGGATGCGGTGGACTATGTGGAGTGGGTGCGCCGTGAGATCGCTGTCGGCGGCAACGGGTGGCGGTACTCGCCGTCGCGCGGCGAGGTGCTGCCGGATTGGGCGAAGAGCCTGACGGGTGATGCGTTCCCCATCTCCCCCGATGTCGCTGAGCGGATCATCGGCCAGCAGGCGGACGACCTGCTGGCCCGTGTGCAGCCGGTGCTGTCCGGTGGCAGGGCGCATCCGGCCATCGACGACATCGACGACCTGCTTGTGCGTGTGGGCGGCTCCGCAGGGATGCCGCACCCGCTGGCCCTCGTCAACGAGGCCGATGCCGCTGCCGCGTTCGCCGCCCGAGGCGGCTCCTCGTTCTCCTTGGCCGATCCCACGGGCTACAGGGATTGGCGTGGAACCCACCCGCTGAACCAGGGGAACTACAAGCTGAAAGCGATCAACCAGCTCCACGAGGATGAGGTGGTGCGCCTGCGGGCGACGATGGGCCTCGACGCGGATGAGGCCGATGCGGTGTGGGATGAGGCCCGCACCGCTGCGGCGAACCGTGTTGTGGAGTGGGCGCAGTCGCAGGGCATGGCGGCGACGATGCTGATGGCGGACAACCCCGCCGTCCGCTCGAATGCGGCGTACGCGCTGCGCAACTTCTCGCGGTTCTACCGTGCGACGGAGGATTTCTACCGCCGCGTGTACCGGATGGGAAGGTACAACCCGCAGGGCATCTACAAGATGGCCCTCGCGTACGACATGCTCACCGATGCCGGGGGCAGCGCGAAGGACGATCAGGGCAACGAGTACTTCGTGTACCCGGGGATCAACCCGATCTTCCAGGCTGTGTCGAACCAGTTCGGCATCGGCATCCCGCAGGATGTGAACCTCGACCTGACGGGGCAGTTCAGCATGCTCAGCCCGTCGCTGGATGCGTCGGGCTGGGTGCCGACGCTGTCCGGCCCCCTCGCCGCGTTCGCCTATTCGGGCCTTCAGGAGGGTGTGAACAAGGCTGGGCTGAACGGTGCGTCGCAGTTCTTCCGCGACAACGAGGGGTTCTTCCTCGGGAAGCTGTCGCAGGGCAGGTCGCTGATGGAGCAGACGATCCCCACCCCGCTGCTGCAACTGTTCGGCCCCGACGGGGTGACGGAGGCGTGGATGGTCCGCACGCCGCAGGAGCGGCGCGAGATGACGATGCGGATCGCGAAGGATGTCGCCCTCGCGGACTGGTTGCAGAACAGGGACGAGCAGCCGGGCCTGATGGATGCGGAGGCTCAGAGCCGGCGCGATCAGACGCTGTATGCGACGGCGCGGAACATGATGACGATGCGCTACCTGCTCCGTTTCATGCTTCCCGCTTCCCCGCAGGTGGATCTCCCCCGCTCCAGTTTCGAGAACCTCGCCGGCATCACGCTGAACCCGGTGTTCGCCGCCCGTGTGCGGCAGTTGACGGCTGAGGGGGATGTGAACGCCTTCGGGACGGCGACGGCGGAGTTCTCCAAGCTGTACCCGCAGCTCCCGCTGTTGCAGGAGTCGGTGAACGAGCCCTCGCAGCCGGGTGCGAGGCCGGCGGCGACGAGGCAGTCGGCGGCGTGGATGCGCGACCATGCCCGCCTGATCGAGGAGGGGAATGTCGATCTCGCCCTTCCGTTCCTGATCCCGGCGCAGCCCGGTGAGGAGTACTACTTCCCCGCGAACACGGAGGCGAAGCGGATCGGAGCCAAGCGTTCCCGTTCCTACGGCGAATACCGCGATTCGCTGAACGCTGCTGTGGGGGTTGCGGACTGGTTTGAGCTGTCCCAGTTGATCAGCGTCTACCGCGCGGAGATCATGGGCCAGAGGGATCAGCGCAAGCTCAAATACTTCGAGGAGGAGGCGTCCAAACTGAAGGCGCAGTTCCGTTCGGAGAACCCCGATCTCGACGAGTGGTTGAGGAACACGTCGCAGTCGGGCTACTCGACTGCCGCGTTCCCCGTCAGCACCATGAAGCAGGTGGAATCGTGGGTTCTGGCGAAGGTGAGGAGCAACCGGAAGCCGTGGCCGCACGAGTGGGCGATGGTGGAGGCGAACAGCGCTATGAGCGGCCTGGCTTCAGCGATGAACGAGACCCGCGCGGAGTCTCCGGGGACGGGGAAGCTGACGAGGCAGAAGTCGGCGATTGTCGGCCTGCTCGCGGATATCGTCTCGGAGACGGAGCCGGACTACCAGTTGAATGTGGCGAACTACATCCGCGCCGTGCTGCTTCCGCAGATGAACGATCTGGAAGCCTACTCCGATTTCAAGGTCAAGCTGCTGAATCTGGCGCAGGAGAAGAAGGGTGGTTCGGGTGGCTGATCAGGAGAAGAACGAGGCTGAGAAGGAGTACGAGGAGCGGAAGGCTGCGGCGGACAAGCGCGTGGAAGATGCGCTTTCCAACATGCCTGAGGTTCTCGATGCCACCCGTCAGGTGGTCATCCAGCCGGGTGGTTCGTTCCGCTACTACGATCCCCGCACGGGGACGTACACGACGGGCGGGGCGGTCAGTGACCGCGCCCTCACCGCTGTCGATGTGGCGAAGCGGGCGTACTGGGATCTGACCGAGGATGAGAAGCGGGCGATCCAGCAGTGGTCCACCGTCCTGCGCGACCCGTCGAACCAGTCGGGGAAGTGGTCCTCCCCGAAGGATCTGTGGGATTACGCGGTGTCGCAGACGCAGGACGGGCAGAACGTGTGGTCATGGTTCGACAAGGCGATGGCTGTTCTGGCCGCCGGCGGTGATCCGACGGGCGGCGGGAGCAGCGGCGGTTCGTCCGGTGGCCCGCGCACGACGACCTCGACATCTGTGCAGCAGTTCAACGAGGGCGATGCGGAGGTGTCGGCTGATGGTGCGATGCAGGACGCGGTCGGCAGGGATGCCTCCGATGCGGAGGTGCAGGCGTTCCTCGCGGCGATGAACTCCGCTGCTGCGGCTTCCCCGCAGACGACGACGACGACGTATGACGCGGAGGGCAACTCGTCGTCCACATCGTCGGGTGGGATCAACCCGTCGGCGGTGGCCGAGGATCAGGCGGAGTCCGGGGCGTATGACGCGGAGCGGCGGGATTACGCCGGCGCGACGCTGATGGACAGCCTGACCGCTGCGGCTCAGGCTCCGGTGGACATCTGACATGGCCGGTTCCATCCCCCGCCCGCCGGGTGGCTTGTCCGGCTCCAACCAGACGCTGCCGAGGTTCGGCTCGAACGTGGCGAACGGCGATCCGACGATGGCTGTCGCGCTGGCGAGGACGATGCTGGGGAGGGACGCCTACCAGGGGTGGTGCTTGAAGTTCGTGGCTCGGGCGTTCGGCTTCACGGGGACGGGCAGGACCGCTGCGGAGGCCGCCGGGAGGGCGGCCCTGTCGGGGAACCTGTTCAACGACAAGCGCCCCCCTGTGGGCGCCCCCGTGTACTGGACGGGTGGCCGTGGCGGCGCCGGGCACATCGCCATCGTGTCGAGGTACGACGAGAAGGGGACGCCGTACATCATCACCACGTCATGGTCGGGGAAGATCCAGGAGGTCCCCCTGTACTACGACGTATCCGGCCTGAAGTATGTGGGCTGGGGCCAGTCGGTGGGTGACAAGAAGATCAAGGTGGAGAACCTCGTCAGCCCCGCGCCGAGCGCGGCGCTGCCGAGCGTGTCGGTTGACGGTCTAGGAGGTGTGGCGGAGTTGTCCGAAGATGCGGGCAGGGAAGAGTACGCCGAGTACATCGGGTACGGCATCAAGTTCATCGAATCGGTGGGCGAGCTGAAGGGGATCTTCGAGAAGGCGTGGAAGGAGAAGTGGAACGTCAACCGCTGGCAGGGCGCTGTGCGCTCCACCAAGTGGTACCGCTCGAACCCTGAGTCCAAGCGGCTCGCGGACATCCTGAACGCCACCGACCCGAAGACGTACGACCAGGAGGTGAAGAACTACATCAACACGGTGGCGCGGATGGCTGCTTCTGCGGGCGTGAAGCTGACGCCGACGGGGTTGAAGACCTTCGTGGTGCGCGGCATCCAGGGCGGCTGGATCAAGGATGCCGACGAGATCCAGGCGCAGTTGGCGAAGACGGGTGCGGTGACGGGTGCGGGGTCCATCGGTGATGTGTCCGACGAGCTGCGCCGCTGGGCGCGGAACAACGGCGTCGTCCGCAACGATGGCTGGTACGCCTCGGCTGCCCGTCAGGTGGTCGCGGGGACGAAGTCGAAGAACGAGTACATGGACCAGTTGCATGCGGAGGCCCGACGGCTGTACCGGGGCTGGTCGGCTGACATGGCGAAGGATTCGACGGTGTCCCTGCGGGAGTTGGCCTCGGGTTATTTCAATGCCGCCGGCCAGTTGCTGGAGCGCGACCCGGAGTCGCTGGACTTCAACGATCCGGTGATGAAGAAGGTGCTGTCCGCGAAGGACGAGAAGGGCAAGCCTGACATCCCGACGCTCGCTGATTTCGAGTCATGGGTCCGCAAGGACGAGCGGTGGGATCAGACGAGGCAGGCCAACCAGCAGGCCGCTGCGGTGGCTGAGCGGATCGGTCGGATGCTGGGGAAGGTGGGCTGAGGTGGCGAGCGCGAGGGATGCCCTGAGGGCGCAGTTGCGCCAGTGGGGGATGGAGGGTCTGGCCGAGGTTGTGTACGGGTGGACGCAGGACGGCCTGATCGAGGCGCAGTGGATGGCGCTGCTGCGCGAGCAGGAGGCGTGGAAGAAGCGGTTCTGGGGCAACGAGCTGAGGAAGAGGGCGGGTCTGGCCGTCCTCGACGAGGCGGAGTACATCTCCACGGAGGATGCCTACAAGCAGGTGCTGGCCTCGTACGGGATGCGCGGCACGTCGTTCGACTCGCAGGACGCCTATGCCCGTCTGATCGCCGGGCAGGTGTCGGCGCAGGAGATGTCGTCCCGCGTGGCGACGGCGAGGAAGATGGTCGATTCCTCAGATCCGTCGGTGCGCGCGGAGATGGCCCGCTACTACGGCGTCGGTGACAAGGAGCTGATGTCGTACTTCCTCGACCCGAAGATGGGTGCGGTGGAGCTGGAGCAGCAGGCTGCTGCCGCCCGTATCGGCGGCATGTCGGCGCAGGCGGGGATGCGCCTGAACCGCCGGCAGGCCGAGGATGTGCTGTCCTCCGATCCGCAGTCCTCGGGCCGCTACGACCAGGCGTTGCAGGCCGAGGCGCAGACCTTCGAGGGGCTGCGCGAGGCGGCGTCGCGGTTCGACCAGACGTGGACGGAGGACGAGGCGGTGGATTCGGTGCTGTCCCGCAACGACGCCTCGAAGAAGAAGGGCAGGCTGGCTTCGCAGGAGCGCGCCCTGTTCGAGGGCCGTTCGGGGATCGGGCGCGACTCGCTCATCCGTGATGCTCAGGTCTAGACGTTGACCATGCATACGCATGGTAGTACTTTCGGACTACCGCAGGTGATCGACCGGCCCGCCTGCGAGACACTGGAGTCCGGTAGCAAGAGCCGCAGGTCGGCCCCCCAGCCGCCTGTTGTGGATTGCGGAAGCGAAGGGTGGGATTGATGTTCGACGCTGATGATGATGATGACTACGGCGACAGCAATGCGATGCAGCAGGTGCGTAAGCACGCCCGGAGCCTTGAGAAGAAGGTGAAGGAGCTGGAGGCGGAGAACGCCTCCCTGCGTACCTCGCAGCGAAGCCAGGTGGTGTCGGACATCCTCCGCGAGAAGGGCATCAACGAGAAGGTCGCCGGCCTGATCCCCGCAGAACGTACTGACCGCCAGTCCGTCGAGGAGTGGCTCACGCAGTATGCCGACCTGTTCGGGGTGGCGGTCCAGACCGAGCAGGCACCCGCAGCCCCCTCCGCACCGGCCCTGTCCACGACTGATCTCGCCGCACTCCGACAGATGGATGCGGTGCAGCAGACGGCCCTCCCCGCTGAGCCTGCGCGCGACACCATGTCGCGCTTGCAGCAGGCCCAGTCGATGGAGGAACTGATGCAGATCATCAGGGGCTAGCCGCCCGAGGGGGTGAACCGACCCCTTTGAGGAGACAACGCAATGGCAACCCCTCCCGGCGCAGCCGAGTTCACACGGACTGACGCCTCATCCCTGGGCACCTCGCTGGTGCAGACCGCCTATGACCGGATCGTGGAGTTCGCGCTGCGCCAGCAGCCGCTGTTCCGCGACTACGCCACCAAGCGCCCCGAGGCGCAGGCGATGCCCGGATCATCGGTGGTGTTCCAGCTCTACAAGTACCTCGCGACGGCGACGACACCGCTGACGGAGACGACCGATCCCGATGCGGTGAACATCGGCACCACCAACTCGGTGACCGTGACGCTGAACGAGTACGGCAACGCCGCCCTCGTCACCCGCAAGCT